GGCCACCATACGGTGGAGCTTCGAGGCTTTAACGGCACACTTCATGCTGGGAAGATTCGGGCGTACATCGTGCTGGCTCTGGCACTCAACCACCAAGCCCTGACACAGAAGAGCGCACGCTACCGGAAAGTCCAGGAAGAAAATGAGCGGTTCGCTATGCGCACTTACCTCAATCGTATTGGATTTATCGGTGATGAGTTCAAGAACTGCCGGGAGCATTTGTACCAGCACCTGAGCGGCAACGCCGCCTGGAGGTACGGCTCACGGGAGAATGTACGCAGCCACATCAGTAGAAATGGAGGACATAGTAATGAACACTAAAGAACATTTGTATATTGCCTATGGTTCCAACCTTAATCTGACTCAGATGAAACGCCGCTGTCATACGGCAAAAGCGGTGGGGATAACAGAACTCAGGAACTGGCGTTTGTGGTTCCGGGGACAAAACCGCAACGCCGTTGCTACTATTGAGCGGGAGCAGGGGTTTAAGGTGCCGGTATTCGTCTGGTGGCTTCAACCGGATGACGAGGCGGCTCTCGACCACTATGAGGGATTTCCGTTCCTCTACCGCAAGGAGACCTTGCGTGTTACTGTAAGCGGTGAGCGGTTCCAAGCGATGGTTTACATTATGGACGACAACTCCCGCCCCTATGGTACGCCCTCAGCGACCTACCTCTCTACGATCCGTGAGGGGTACGAGAGCCTGGGGTTCGACGCCACTGTTTTGCGCAATGCTGTTAAAGATTCCGAGGAGGCATCCAAATGACCGAAACTGTCAGAAAACAAATCATGGCTGTCCGTGATTCCGGCGAGACCAATATGCTGGATACCGACGTGGTACAGATCGTTGCAGACCGCATGGGCTTCTATGAGCTGGTCATCTATCTGGAGGGACACCGGCGGGAATACGCCAGCTTTATCATCACCGGCAGCACCGGGGAGGAAAAGTGATGAACACTTTAGAGTATAACGTGTCTGGAGAAAAGCGCAAACGGTTAGTGCGGGCAATGAGCGAGATTTTGGGGGAGGACGCTATCTATCAGGGTGCCCCCACCTTCGCCTACAAGGTTGACGACTACACCATCAGCCGGAACGGTGAGGTGACCTGCCCCGACACCGTCACTCATGAAGAAGTTACGCAGCTGATTAGCTCTTTGCGGGAACAGGGCTTTATCCCTGAAAATGTCGAGAACGATTCCACCACGTTCACCGTGGAACTGCCGAGGGCGGGCTTTACCGCCACGGCCCTTGATAATCTCAAAAGAATCATCGCCAGTAAAGCAGAATTGTTCAAGAAAGCGATTGGGACAGATACGGTAGAGATTGTCATTACCGAGGACACGCTCCGCTTTCCGTGGTTCACCCTGCATGATGGGCTGGAGGGCGAGGCTGACGCTTACACCAAACTAATCGCTGGCATCTGTGATATGGCAAAGCGCCAGAAGCGTGTGGTCGCCAGAGAACGGCCTATCACCAACGAGAAGTTTACCATGCGTGTCTTTCTGATTCGTTTGGGCTTCATCGGCCCGGAATATCAGACTGCCCGGACGCTGCTACTCCGTAACCTCACCGGCAACAGCAGCTGGAAAGCCGGCCATCAGCCGGAACGCTTAGCAGAAAACATGGCAAATAACGAGCCTCCTGCCACTCCAGCAGCAGAATGGGTGGAGGAATCTTTAGAAAACAAAGAGGAAAGCGGTGAAAATTATGGCAAATAATAACTTCCCCAACCAGCATACCGTGGATCGGGTGCAGAAAATGTACCCCGAAGGTACACGGGTGGAACTCATCCAGATGGATGACCCCTACGCCCGCCTTAAACCCGGCGACAAAGGCACTGTCCGTTTCGTTGACGATACGGCCACCGTATTTGTCGACTGGGACTGTGGCTCCGGGCTTGGCATCGTATATGGCATCGACCAAATACGCAAAATCAAATAAAAACAACAACAACATTTCATTACAGCACTTTATCTTCCCCGGCTTTTTAGCCGGGGATTCCCAAAACGATACATGCCCCTTAACGGGGTCGCCAATAAATAATGAACTTTAACAGAAAGAAAGGAGGCAGTTTTATGGAAAAACCGCAGATGGAGGGCATAGAGAAGCTCCGGCATGAAAACTATTCATACCGTTTTATCGGCGACGCGCTTGGGATACCGCCCAACACCGTGAAGTCCATCTGCCGGAGGAAGCATTTTGAAGCGAATGGAAACCGGAAAACCAAAGCAGAAAAACAGGCGGCGCGTGCCTGTAAAAACTGCGGCACACTGCTCACCCCCGGAGGACGGCAGGGACAACAGTTCTGTTCGGACGCCTGCCGCCGGGAATGGTGGAAAAAACACAGGAAAACCACCGAAAAACAGACTTGACTCCCCGCCCCATCAGAGGGTGAATGGACATGAGGAGGAAAAACCCATGAAAATAACAGAAATCGCGCCAAAACCAAAAGAGCCGAAAAAAATACGGGCAGCCGCCTATGTACGGGTATCTTCGGACAAAGACGCAGCCTTCCATTCCCTGGAAGCGCAGGAGGATTACTACAGAAAGTACGTTGCCGCGCACCCGGAATGGGAACTTGTGGCAGTCTTTTCCGATAACGGCATCAGCGGCACAACCACGGAACGCCCAGCCTTCCAGAAGATGCTGGAGGCCTGCCGGAACGGGAAAATTGACTTGGTCATTACCAAATCGGTCACCCGTTTTGCACGCAACACCGTAACCCTGCTTGAGACAGTCCGGGAGCTGAAATCCCTCGGCATCGACACCTATTTTGAAAAAGAGCAGATGCACGCGATGAGCGCGGACGGAGAGCTGCTGCTCACGCTTCTTGCAATGTACGCCGAGGAGGAAGCCCGCTCCGCCAGCGAAAACCAGAAATGGAGGATTCAAAAGCTGTACGAGCAGGGCCTGCCCGCCAGCGGCCATACGTTTGGCTACCGCCTCAAAAACAGGAAATATGAACCCGTCCCCCAAGAGGCGGAAATCATAAAACGGATATACGCAATGTACCTTTCCGGGATGGGATGCGCAAAGATTGCCAAAGAGCTGACAATTGAGGGCGGGCTTTCCCCAAGAGGGGCCGGCTGGTCGGAATGGTGCATCAAAGACATCCTGACTAATGAAAAATACAAAGGCGACCTGCTGCTGCAGAAATACTATACTCCTGACTTCCGTACAAAGAAGCATGCCGTAAACCGCGGCGAGCGCCGCCAGTACTATGTCGAGGACAGCCATGAGCCAATCGTGGACAAAGAGACATTTGAAGCCGTCCGGCAGGAACGGGAAAGACGCCGGAAAAAATATTGTCACGCGCCGCAGGATAACCAGAAAAAGCATCTGTTCTGCGGCCTCATCCGCTGCGGTTGCTGCGGGAGCACGTATAAGTTCATCCGCAACAACAAAAGGGCCGTCTGGATTTGCCCAAAACATTGGAAAAAAGGCCCCTCCATCTGCCCTTCCCGCCAGATACCGGAAAATATCCTGATCAAAAAAACGCAGGATGTTTTGGGGCTAGAAGACATCACTCCCCAAATCCTTACAGAAAAAATCCGTAAAATCCTTGTACCTGAGCACCACCGCCTGATCTTCCAGCTGAAAAACGCCCCTGACACGGAAACCCGCTGGGAATACCCGCCAAGGAGCGATGCCTGGACGGAAGAGAAAAGGCAGCTGGCCCGCGAACAGGCATATGAACGGCTGCGGGGGAGAAAGGAGGACAAATGAACCGCCCGAAAGTAACAGTCATTGAACCAGTCACAAAGCAATTGGAAGAATCCATGCGGACAGAACAGCCCAAACAGAAGGTCGCAGCCTATGCCCGCGTCTCCACGGAACAGGACGAACAGCAGAACAGCTATGAGGCGCAGGTGGGCTATTATGAGCAGTATATACGGAACAACCCGGATTGGGAGCTCGTTTCCGTTTTTGCGGATGAAGGAATCACCGGGACCAGCACAAAGCTGCGCGACGGGTTTAACCGCATGGTCAGCCTTGCCTTAAACGGCGGCATTGACCTAATCTTAACTAAATCCATCTCGCGCTTTGCCCGCAATACGGTCGACACGCTCCAGACCGTCCGGAAACTGAAGGCCGCGGGCGTAGAGGTCATCTTCGAAAAGGAAAACCTCCATACTATGGACCCCAAATGCGAGGTCATGCTCACCATCATGAGCTCCCTTGCCCAGGAGGAAAGCCGTTCCATCAGCGAGAACGTCCGCTGGGGGCAGCAGAAAAGCATGAGGGACGGCAAAGTGTCCATACCCTACAAAAACTTCCTCGGCTACCGTAAGGGGGCGGACGGGCGTCCGGAAATTGTGGAGGAAGAGGCGGAAACCGTGCGCCTAATCTACCGCCTTTTCCTGGAAGGCGAAACCATCGGCGGGATTGCGCGGCATCTGACAGAAAACGGCATACCGTCGCCAACGGGCAAAAAGAAATGGCACATCAGCACAGTGGGCAGCATCCTTAAAAATGAGAAGTACAAAGGTGACGCGCTGCTCCAAAAAACCTACACTGTCGACTACCTCACGAAAGAAAAACGCAAAAATAATGGAGAAATGCGGCAGTACCTCGTAGAGCGCTCCCATGACCCAATCATTGACCCGGAGGTTTTTAACAGGGTACAGCAGAAACTGGCAGAGCGAAGCCCCTACCGCCAGAAAATCCGTAACAGCAGCCCCCTGTGCAATAAGATCATTTGCGGGGAATGCGGCGCGTTTTATGGGCACAAGGTCTGGCATAACCGCGCAGGCACCGAACGGTATGACATCTGGTACTGCAATGAGCGTTATAAGGGAGGGGATAAATGCAGCACCCCGACTTTGCGGGAGCATGAAATTAAGACTGCTTTTGCAGAGGCCCTCCGCCAATCCGGCAATGCAGATACAAAATTTAGCGAAGCGAAATGGCGGGAACTTGTCGAAAACGTCACCGTCTTGCCGGAGCGGAAATTAGACTTCCTGCTCACAGATGGGAAGAAAATCCAAGTAGCACTTTAACAGACACAAAGACTGGCATCTACCGCCAGCCAGCATATGAGTCAGCGCTGCAGAAACCCAGGATTTTTCCGGGTGGATGCGGCGCATTTTTTCGCAGAGACATTCCTGTTATCTATGTACAGTATGCAGACAGCTACTTCAGGCTGTTCTCATAGTCCTGCAAGTCGTGGTAGATACCATCCACGCGCACCACATCATCATCTATGATTTTGTACAACATAAAATATTGATGGCGTTTGAGGTGGATTGTCCGGTATCCCAAAGCGCGCAACCTGGGATTATCACACAATTTAAGGCTGCCAGCGATATGGGACAGCCGGATTTTCGTATCCTCCATGTCTGCCTTTACGCTGCGCGCCGCCTGTTCGCTCTTTAAATCCTGCCGGAGGTAACGCAGTATCTGGGCTAGCTGCGCTTTGGCGCCATACGTAATAATAACCTTATATTCTGAGTTCCTGGCAGATTTCATCAATCGCCTCCCCCATCTCCTGGTATTCTCCATTACTGAACTGCTTCTCCGCGATTGCTATATCCCGCAGAAAATCATCCTCTGCCATCGGTTTCAAAAATCTCCCCACAGCCCCGTCCGCTTCCGCATCCGTCATCCCGTTTTTGCGTTGGAGTAACTTGACTGTGAATTTCTGGATTTCCAATAAATCCGTTTCTGGCAGCGACTTCATCATAGAGATTGTATTTTCCAAAGTTGTCATATAAATCCTCCTCTCATTTGTCGATGCGCTAGAATTCGCTTTTTTATAGTATACCATATTTCTGTGGCAAATACTATATTTTACTCAATTCATGTTACCGTCGCATTCCGCATGAAAAATGGTGCAAAATAATATCTGTGGGAACGGTAATTTGGCTAAACTGAGAAAACTGGTGCATTGTATATTATCGGAGAGACGGCAGGTATTATAATATAAAATATGTACTCCACGCTGACGTGCAAACACATCCTGCGTGCATCCCCTCTGGCTCAATGCAGTCCGTTTTAAAATCGAACATGGAATTGATATTCTTCCTTGTTTCCTCCGCAATCCCCATCACATAAAAAAATGCCCTGTGGTA